ACCATAGGCTAGGATAATCCTTTGAGCAGAGGCATCTTTCCATGCTTGAAACTCTGGGTTGTTAAAGATCGCACTCTTCATCGTGTTCCAAGTACCTTGAAGCGGCCCAGTGAGTTTCGGCATCCACAGATCTCTCGCCATGCTATTAAGCTCGTTGATGTCGTTGAGATACGAGATCTTTGCGATTTCATCAGCAGTCATATCTGGGGCAGTCATGGATGCCCCTCGCCCATACCCCCCAGTAACAGGCTGAAACTCTTGTGTCATCTCGTTAAATCCCTCAACCTGTCCCGTCTGTGGATTGACGCGGAGATTGCTAATGCTCTGATCTGCGAGAGTTTTTACATAACGCTGAAGTCCTTTGTAATACTCCTCCCGCTTGTTTGGATCTTTAAACTGTTCGGCCCGATAGGACAGTGCTTGCTTCATCGCAGATGGGTCTGAAATAGCTTCGGGGAACATGCCAGCAAGATACGCACCTTCACGAGTACCAACAGCGTCAGTCAACGAGGACGGGCCGTAAGACTTTCCTTGTGAAGTTCTACCGAGCATTCCGCTGATCGTGTTTGCCTGTCCAACATCCCCCGCCCTAATCGCGGCTTCCATTGCGTTCCGTAACATCCCCTCAATATCAGAGGGAGGAGCGGGCTTTATCGGAGTAAGCTGAGAGATCAGATCAGCAACGTTCCCCTCAATGTCTTGTCCCCCACCGAAGCGATCTGGGATAACAATATTGTCTCTCAGATCCGTATTGGCATTAACAAGCTGGGACATGAGATCATCATACTGCCCAACATTCTGTGCATAAAGTTGCTGGTCTAGCGGAGAGACAGAGACAGCCGCTTGCTTGATGCGGTTCTGTGCCTCAAGTAATCTCTGATACTCTGCCTGCTGTTGTGCGAACTGCTGCTGTTGCATTGCCATTCGCTCTTTGTTCATTTGCATGTTTTGCAACATGCTTAACATTTCCACTGGACTAGCCATTGTTACCTCCCAAGCGCTTGTTGCCATGCGGGACTATTCATTACTTGGGTGTTACCATAAGCTCCCATCATGCCATTATACATATTTAAGCCTTGCTGCCCCATCTGCATAATCTGTGAAAACATCGAGGGTTGTGGTTGCATAGCCGCTTGGAATTGTCCAGAAGCCTGCGCCCCTTGCATCCTCGTATTAGCGAGAGCATTTGCCTGTCCAGTATACAAATTACTCATCCCACCAACAGCCCCCTGATACATACCACCAAGTCCTGCCAGTTGGTTGTACCTAGAACCCTCAATACCAGAGAGCATATTAAAAGCATTCATCAACCTGTTCTGGTCATTACCCATACGGAAACGATACGCATCAGCAGCATTACCCGCCAGTGCCCTCTCCTCCTGACCAATACCTGCCGAGCTGCGAGTTACACCACGAGCAGCCTGCGCCATGCGAGTGTTCCGAGAAGTTTCAGAGTCCATGAACTGCCGGTACGGGTCATAGGACATATCTTCAGCAGACGGGCCTTTATAATTGTACCACTCATTCTGAAGATCACGCAGGCCACCGAGACCTCCACCGCTCGTAACATACTGAAGATACTGCTGCCAACCAGGAGCGAGATCACTTTTCAGCCCACCAATCTCTCCTAGAGCGCTCCCATACCCACTATTGATGTCGCCAATAGCAAGCCCGGACTGCTGCTTCATATACTCCATTGCGCGTTTTAAATACTTGTTACTGTCTTCACCACTAAAAAATCCCATTGTGTACCTCCTTAGTTAAAGTGCATGATGATTTTTGTCAGCACATTCGTACCAGAAGATACAGTCTGGATACAATGGCCTATCTCTTTGAAGTGCGTATCTGCTGTAGGAGGACTGGGAACTCCTGTGTGGGCGGTGGCCCTGCCTGCTGCCGAAGCAGAAACCCTAACCCAGTCTCCTGCGGCAGAAGCCGTACCATCTTGTAACAGCACATCAGCTACGCCGCAGATTACCACACGGCAAGGCTTACCATCAGCTATGCCGTCATCGTATACTGCTCCAATAGACGTAAACCCATTTGTGTCCGCAGCAACAAAGGACTTGTCATTAGCAGCAGAGGCTTGCACTAGCGTTCCTTTAATAGAAGCTGCCCCAGTCTTGTTCGTGAGAACTGTGAGGATACCCCCCTCTGGGCTGATGTGAGTGTACATCTCATTAATCTTGTCCACCAGATCTTCTTCCCATCGAGGGCGCTCGTTCTCGTCTCGGATAGCTGTGATGAACCGTTTAAAAAAGGGTTTCACTTCGGCAATCCTTCCGGCCACAATGTCTTCAGTTGTTCAGGGGTTTGCGCCGAAGAGAGGTCGAAAGTCTCGGGGATATTCCTCAGAGCCGTCTTCTGTTGGGCAATCGCCAACTTCTCCTGCGCCGAACCACGTTCATCCGCTTGAATATACGCGAGGTCGAGCTTGGCGAGTTCAGCGTTGCGAGCCCCCCTGATTTTGTCCATCCAGATACCTCTGGCCTTCTCCATGTTGACATCCACCCTGCCGAGGCCCTTGGCCCAGGCGTTGCGGAAGGTACGGTCAGAGGGGATAGTCTCCACAGGTACGATTTCAGGAGAGACACCTTGAGGGCAGTCTTTCGCCATAATCTGTTCGATGGTGAGACCACAGTTGGGAGCAGGGACGACAACCGCCACTCCACCGTCAGGGGTTGCGTAGATGATACGTTTGTTCATATTAAGTTCTCCTAGTTAGCCGTGAAAACTAGCGCAAATATACTCCAGGTCGGTGTCGACCCCGTTTTCGTGCTCTGCAATAATTCCGATGGAGTTCACTGTCGGGGTAGTCCCAGAGCGTAGTGATACTTGATTGATTGTTGCCGTTTGTGCGGTACTTGTTCCGAAGGTAAAGGTGTAGTAAGCATCAGGCATAGCTGTTGCAAAGTTAATATTGTAATTACCAACACCGTTATCAGTAATACTACTGACATTAAAGCTCTTCCTGATAGCCACAGTCCCAGTGCCTTTGAAGTTAACCCACGCCCTCGCGGTCTGTATTTCCGCCTGCATATACAGACCCAGATTAGCTAGGGTTGTAGTCACTAATGTATCGGAGGAGGCACTATCTTGTAGTAGTAGGGCATCATCGTCTACTAGAGTTGTCTTGCTGTCCGTGACCTCAAGACTAACATCTGTTGCGAAAGATAAGGTTGCTCCTGTTTCAAAAGCAATCCTTGCTCCTGTTTCAAAAGCAATCCCTGCTCCACTGGCTATTACTACCGAGGCGGTATTAGCGAGTGTTAAAGTTCCTGTGATTGTGTCCCCAGTAATATTAACATACTGTTGATCTGTCAACCTGATCCATCGACCAGTCGTGACACCCGTTACTTGTACAATATCGTCGTCATCAGCAGTAGCAGTAGATACGGCATCCCAATAGAACATTCCAGCTTTAGCATCATTATCTACTGTGCCACCAATCAGGAAGATTACCTGATTATTAGCCAATCCTTGATAAGTCTTCAGAGTAGCGAGAGTTGCTACCTGGCTCCCAAACAAACTCTTCAACGAGGTTAGCACGGCGTATTTATCTTGAGAGCCGTCCACCAGATACATCTTCTCAGCACCACCTACAGCGGTGTCCTCAGTCATCTCTGTAATTTTAGCCATGCTTATACTCCGTAATCAAATGTTTCTTCGAGATGTACAATCAACAACGGGGCATCATCATCGTTAACGATTTCCAGTTGTCGAGTGTAGTATTGCCCATTCCTTCTCCACGCTATCCTGAAGGTACTGTTATCTACGTTATCAATAGACCCTGCCTTCCATGCTGACCAGTTATCTGTCCCGTTATCCCTCCACCTCATCCTAACAGACATAGAAGTGATCTCTGCTTTGAAATCCCCAGTTCGTTTGCAGAGCAAGGTATACTTGGCAGAATGCTTGATGACAGTCATGGTGTCATGGTTGATTTGCCCAGTTCTAACCAGCGTCCTGACAGGCTCTGAGAAGGACTCAAGTCCACTGCCAGACATGAGAATTGGGGAACCACCTTGGTCTAACAGATACGGACCAGCCTGTGTCTCAATATACTCAGCCTCGCTCCCACCATCATACGTGTAGTCTGTGGAGAACTCATAGATAATGCCGTTAGAGCCGTGCCCAAGCAGTCGCTTATTCCAGAGATCTGAGTAATCAAGTTGATCTCCGTACCACTGCTCATACTGTCCCGTAGCGGAGATGTATCTGCTCCATAAAGCCCATGTGTGGTTGGTGATGTTGTAGGCAATCGTCTTGTCTTCGGTAGGTAATTGCAGGATATAGAATTCTTGTCCTGCTACCGCAATGTACTGTCCTCGTGCATCTGAGACAACATCGAGTCCCTGCAAGTAGAGGGTCAGGCTTTGTATGTTCTCAGGGGGCAGGCGTATTGCCTGATTGCCTTGCAGTGTAACTAATTGCCGCTGCTCATCAAGCCAATAGAAAGCATCCCTGCACCAGACAAACGATTCAGGAGCGCATGTCCCAATCTGGATCGTGCCTTGTGATAGCGGAACGAACGGTGTGACACCGTCATTGTACCAGATCTCCAATGAGCGAGTACCGAGTAGATAAATCAAACCATTCGACACTTTGATATTAACAAGATCGTCGACGTTTGATTCTGCGGTAGCAAACTCTCCTTGCCAGTCTTCGGGAGTGAGAACCTCGCTCCACCAGAACTCAGTCTGGTTATCTGCGTTCCTGAAGTTACAGATAAGATATGAGTCTAGAACTGCTAATTTCGTTACCTCATCGGGGGCATCCACATCAGCTAAGGCTGCTACTGGAGAGGCAGCATTCGATGGAATGTTAAATATCTTACCGCCGTTAGCGGCGTATAACACACTACCGTAGTCCGCGAATGACACATCCGTTCCACTGGCGAGCGTGGTGCCACTTACTGCATAGGAGTACTGGTCGTAGCTGTACGCACCCTCTGTGTCTCTGGTGATTTTGAACACACTACTGTCTGACACAGCAATCAACGCCTCTTGTTTCTCCCACCAATATAGCCCGTCAATCCTCGCGTCAGTTCCGAGAGCAATGACCGGCTCGACCCCTGGACGCTTCCTTACATTCTGAAGCTCATCAATAAAGGCATCACGTAGCTCTGCCGACAATGCGCCCAGACCGTACTCATCGACATTCTTGTTTGACCCAAGCCAAATTGGAATCTTATTCGTCGGCATAGCCTCTCCTTAAATAATCATTACCCCACGAGGCATGACAATCTCTTGACCATGACGCTCAGTATTGCTGGACAAAAACGCAGACCGAGCGTTTTGGTAGTCTTGGAAAATCAGCATCCGCTCCTCTAGTGGGAGACGGTACGAGTGCGACAGGTTATACGCCAGTCCCTTGACAATCATACTCAAAGCTGATTGAGGGAAGTCCACTTCCTGTGTACTGGCAGTTATGCTGTCGAACACAGCGAGTCTGCGATAAGCATAAGTAAACTCATTGTCTGGAACTGGATACATATCTACCGTAGGAGGATACGTGTCGTAGTTACCTCTAGCATACAGCGGAATCCCAGGAGTGCCCTTGCTTGGCAGAGCATCGTAGTCTGCGTAGTCTAGAACATCAATGGGATAGTCACCACCCTCATTGGATAGCCACATATGGATGATCCGCTTAGTTCCTGCGGCGAGGGTGTAGCGGGTTTGCCCATCCACCATCGTCAGGGTTTGTACATCCCGCTTGTGGATATACACACCATCATTAACCAATGACGCCATAAACATATTCAAACGTTTCAGCGCATCCGTAAGTTCGTCTGCCGTAGGAGACTCTCCGATAGCAATCGCTCCAATGTCAAGCAGCGCCAGTTCTACAATCTCTGATGCAGTCAGAGTAAATGTTTGTACTCCGCTAGTTGCCATATACGATCTCCTGATATGCGTTATACCAACGCACAACTTCTTTGTTAATATCGTAGTTCTCTTCTACGGTCTTGCGCGCTTCTCCCCCAATCTTCCACCTGTCAACCTGATTATCAATCAGATGGGAGATACCAGCGATCCAACCATCGACAGAGTTGTTCTCTACGAACACCCCGTTTGCCCCATTGTAGGCTTCCTTGTAGGGGGAGACAAGGCTGACTACGGACGGGACAAACAGGGCACTCTGTTCAACCCATTTGATATTCGATTTACAATTGCTGAAAGCATTATCATCAAGAGGAATCAGACTAATATCCGCATCGAGGATAGCAGTTTTGTACGGGTACGCTGGGGTAGGAACCCAATTGTGAAACTCTACGCGATCTTCAGGAAAACCTTTAGTCGCTGCCTTGAAGTTGCACCCCATCAATACGAGTTTTGTGTTCTTGTACTTATTGGCAATCACTGGGAGGACATCCTGCAATAGCATCAAGTCCTCGAAGTGTGAGCTACCACCAGACCAGTACAGTCTGATTTCATCAGGATTGTCACGCTTAAAGTTCAGGTGTTTCCATAGATCAAGATTGACACAGTTAGGAAGTTTGTACACATTGTCGTTATACTCTGAGTACACTTTAGCAAGGATCGGAGTTGTTACAGAGACCGCATCTGCTTTCTCACACGCCCTACGAATACAATCGAGGCGCTCCCTATTTAGTTTCAGGTCGATGTTCTTTCCATCAACCCACAAAGGAATGATGTTCCCCTTTGAGTCCCGCACCTCAATCTCTTCAGAACCAAAGTCTTCGTAGTGAGGAGAGAACGGAGAGACATTAAACATATTGTCATCATAGTCTAGGATGACTTTCTTACCACAAGAGTGCAGCGTGTCAATGAGATCAATCGCATCATCATCACAGACCCGAGGAAGGAGAGCAATATCACAATCTAAGGACTCCACAATAGCGTGGATAGGTGCCCCAACCTTAATATTGATTACATCCGTATCGGTATGCTCTGCAAGTTTAGTCATAGGAAGGGTGATTCGATAATAACCACAAGCACCATCATCCTTGAGATACGACATTACTTTCATAAGTTCCCCCTAAGAACTTTTACTTTACTCTGATATGGCCGGATCTACCGGAGTTAATCGTCTTGGTCATGTACTGACTGCCATCAGTCTGCAACCATTTAAGCATGAGATGAGGAGCATGCACCCACTCAGGGTGACGTAAGAACTCAATCTCTGGGATACACCCTACATGGCGCATCGTCCTATCTTGAGTAAAACCATCACCAACGTCATTACGAAACCTCTGTACTTCTGCCAGAACAGGATCAATATTCTGGGCATGAGTGAACACAAACTTATCCCCAATATACTGAGCCTCAACCAAACCTTTATCCTTGATAATCATAGAACCTCTTTAGTAGGGAGAGGGCCGCGGCCCTCTCCCCATTACTAAGATTAGCCGAGGGTAAGGATACCCGAGCCTTTTTCCTGCTTGCTTTCCAAGGTGATCTCACCACGGATACTGAACAGATCAGCGTCACCGGCAAACGGCTCCTGCTGACGCTTGATACCGCGCAGCCATGCCTTCGCCCACAGGCTCATGTCACCAAGGATCATTACCTGGGTAGGTGCCGAGGCATTGATGATGTGATGCAGGCGGATAGCGACAGTGCCGAAGTCCGACTGATACACATCAACCGTGTTGGTCACGGTTTTGTTCGCGTCGATGTACTGGCGCTGAGAGGTAGCCATACCGCTGAACAGCTTTTTAGCCACCGCACCGCACAGCACGTTGGACGGGGAACCACCCTCGGTCCAGATAAGCTGAAGAACGTTGTTCACACCAGTCTCAGTGGCAGACACAGTGGCCGAGGCCGCAGTAGCGGTGTTGGTAGCGATCCAACCACGAACACCTTTGAGTCCGCGAGTATTGAGCAGCAGAGCATACTCAAGGTCACGAGCCAGTTCCTTCATGTGCTTCTCGGTCTGGTACGCAATCTCAGACTTGCGGCCAGCCTTATCAATCGCCTCTTGGGTCTTGGCGATCTTGAAGCATTTTTCCATAATCTGAGTGTAGTTACCCGCACGGGACGTTGCGGTGATGGTGCCGTCAGACGCAGCAGCACCCTCGATTTTCGCGTTAGCAGCCGCCGCCGCGAGCGCGTCAGTCTGCCATTCGTGGTAAGTCCCTTTGGCATTAGCCGACCCCGAATTACTAGTGAACCAAGTATCCATCGGGGAGATGTTAGTGATAATGTCAGTCAGGTCTTCACGATTGCCAACAGACTGATAAGTTTGATAAGTAGCCATTTGTGATTAATCCTCCATTGCTAGAAAGACGGATTTCCAATCACCCGTTTTACGGGCTTGATTGATAAGATCCTTTTTGGTAGTAGTTTGTTTCTCGAATCCACCCCCAGGTTTTTCTACCCGAGTGGTTTTTGCTTTGGCCTTTGCCTTGGCCCGTTTACCTGCGTTGATTTTCTCAAAGGCAGTATTGATCCGAGCAATCGTTTTCACAGCATCCATACCTCTTGCTTGAATAGATGTCTCGTAATCCACCTCTTGGGGTGTCATCCCCATATATTCAATTGCAAACTCGCGGAGATCAAACTGCTTCTGTTCAATATCAGGCACGACACGGAGAAGGGCATTGACCGATTCTTGGATACGGGAATTGCTAATAGCTTGTTCCTCGATCTTCCTAGCGCGGCGATCCCTTAATTGCTCACGAACTTCGCGTACCTTTTCAATGTCATGCAAGTCCGCGCCTTGCTCAATCAGAGATTGAATTCTCTGATTAACAAACGACATCGTACCTTCAGGGTCTTGATCGAAGGCTTCATAAATGTCTTTCGGCTTGGCCTTGGGGGTGTTCTCCCTGAGAGCGGCTTTGATCTCTTGAAGCTCTCGCTTCAGTTCTGCACTCTCTTGGAGCTTAGGAGTTAGACCTGATTGCATCGCTTTCATTACAGCACGACCTTCTTCACTGAGCCGTGAAGTGTCAATGCCAGTAAAGTCGCCACTCCTAAGAATAGCTTTGATCTCGTCAGGGGTGTAAGGTTTCTTTACAGGCTTCGATGGAATGACAACTTCTTCGTCATCGTCGTCAGACTCGACAACATCTTCAGCCTCATACTCAACCTCTTCCTCTTCCGGTGCCTCGATAACGGGTTGCTCCTCTACGGAGTCTTCCATGTTCTCAGGCAGATCAAATCCCTTTTCCATCTCATTCACTCTGACAGTCCCTTGAGGTTACTGTCCCTTTCTGGTTTGTTCATCATTTAGTTTTTTAGCTATCTCTGCCTCTGCCATGTTTCCAAGGATAACGGTTTCTTCGACAAACTTGCGAAAGGCCGCAATCCCTAGACATTGCAGATACAGTGTTTCTCTTTCTTCTGGACTCTTTGAGTTGCGCCAGTTCTCGAACAAGCGCTCCTCTGTCATATCCAAGTAATCTTGCACAATCGGATCTTCAAACGCCTTGGCTTGCCGCATCTTGGTTACGAGTTCATCGTTTGACCATTTAATCGGCTTTCTTCGTGCCACTGGAATTCCCCCTTGACATCACGTTAAGTGCTGCGATATTCTCTTTTGATATGATGTCCTCTGTGTCTGTTTGATATTGGATTTCGATCTTCTTCTCTTCAAGCGCAAGATCGGCCCACTTAATCTTCAACTCCTCAGCCTTCAGATCATGCTCAGTCGATAGGAACTTAACCATCTCGGTAAGCTGCTGAATCTGCTCTTGCATCTGCTGATGCTGCATTTGCATCTGCGGGTCCATCTGAGGCTTCGTGGTAAACCTGTCGGGAACTTTGTACCCCATCAACTCGTACATGGCGTAGTAAAGCTCATAGACATTCTCACCAGTAACCGCCCCTGCCTGCATACCAATCGGCAGAGTATTGAACATCATCATCAACTGTTGGATCTTCATCTCCTTACCAGCAGTACCAACACCAACATCAACGAGAACATCAAAGTTACCGTCAATGTCTTCTGGCGTAATGTTCTGCCAAGAGTCGTTGACCTTAACAGCAGCCTCTTGCTCAAGATAATCAATGTTCATCTGGACGAACTGTTGCGCCAGATCCCTTACACCAGTCTCAGCAAACAGGCGAGCTATCATCTCAATGCGCTCTAGTGCCTGTACCATAACCTGAGACATACCAACAGCCGTCTTGTTAAGCGTCTGTTGACTCAGCCCCTCTTGCCCGTAATCGTTGACACCAGAGCGGCGCTCCTTCATCTTAGCCACAACCCCGAGCATCTCCATCGTCTGCGGAGCAATCGGGTTGGGTTGGATTGGGAAGATAGCTGCTGAAGGATCAATATCATGGAGAGTTCTCCACGATGCCCCAGGCTCCTTACGGTTAATCACATCATCCATATTAATACGGAATGGATTGACTACGTTAACCCCATTATTCTGGTAGTAGATGTTATCCATGATTGCACGAACAAGCGAGGTGTGCAAACGCTGGATGTCATAGACCAAATCACTGACCGAGATACCGGCCATGCGGTGAGGTACTCGAATAGACGACAGTGTACAGAACGGCGGACGGTTATAAGGGTTCTCCTCAAGGTCGATACACTCGTTACCTAGGATAACAGCTTTGACAGGAACCTTGTCACCATTCTTATCATAATCATATAGATAGCACTCATAGATAAAGTAGAACGTCTCATTCTCTTTATCGTCCGTAAGGAATCCGATACCACCAAGATCCTCAAAGCGAGCGTCTTCAATCAGACTACCGTTCTCAAACTCCTGATGAATATTCTCTAGGTCACGGTCCTTCAGCCCATAGCGGGACTTCAGATAATTCTTATGTACCCGCTTCTTGTGTGCTACGAAGTCGGTATCCTTAACATCAGTCCGACTCTTGATTGCGAAGATGAACTCTTCTGGCGGAAGCACCTCACACTTAGGATAAGAACGAGTCTTAACCTTGTGTGTCTCCATGTCATACATACCATCTTCACGTAGAGTGATGATTGCCCCTTCAATATCCAACTCAGGATCATCACGCAAAGCCATGATCTCTTCTTCGGTCAACCCCTCAAACTCAATGGGCCTGCGAAGAGTCTCCGTCTCCCACCAATATTTGACTGCTGAGATCTTGTTCATCAGAGCAGCTTTGAACCAGTCGTGAAGGATCATGTAACCATTCTGCGACTGCATAAAGTCGTGATTGACTTTAGCGTTCATCGCTCTAGCCTTCTCTTCATCTTCTGGCCCCTGCGGGAGAATGTCCCACACATACTGAGAGCCGTAGAAGATCCGCATCAATGCAGGGATGATCCATTCGACAGTATCTGCAGTATCGGAGGTGACAAACTGAGAGCGCCCAGTAATCTCATCTCCATACTTCTTCATCATATAGCTGTCGATATTAAGCTCTGCATTATCCAGAAGGTCTTGGTTATCCGCTACCGCCCTCTTCAAGTAGGAAAGGGCTTGTTCCTTGAGATCCTCTTTCTTATTGCGTCTTGCCATTAGACCACCCCTACTTTCGGATAAGGCAGCGGCTCTAGTTTCCGCACCCGACTAAATCTATAGTCTTTGAGAATGTCATACAGATACGCACAGATGTCTAGTCCATCATCGTGCCATACAGGAAACTTATCCATCTCGTCCTTTAGTCGGGCAACATGCCCCATGTCAATGTCAGTGGCATAGTGCCACTTGTTATTGTTCAAGGGCCATTGCATTGCGGAGATGATCCGGTCTTCCTTGTTCCTACCTTGAGGCTTAAGAATAATCAGAGAACCTGTCTCGATACTCACATGGCGATTGTGTGCGCGTAGCGCATTCGCAATATGGATCTCTGCGGTACTCTGTCCTACCTTTTCTACTGCGAGCGCTTGGACGACTCCGTTTCTGAGGTACATCCGAACAGCCGCTTCAATGGCGTCAGAATGTCTATGCGGTGAAATCTCCAAGTCAAGAATGTAAACATTAGAGGCTCCCGCCTCGTCCGACGAACGTTCAATTCCAAAGACTCCCATTGCCCAGGCATCGTCACCCTTTTGAGTTGACTGATCCCCCGCGGGGTCAATCAGCATGAACTTGATAATGTCTTGTGGGATGAACGCTCTTTCAATCGGAGTGAGCATCTCACTATTCAAACTACGGTCATACGCAGGGGTAGGATCACAAAGGATCTGTTGATTAAAATGATCGCCTGCCTGCAACTCACGCCAACGTTCTTTACTAACAAAGACCGGTGCGCCGGACGCTGTTCCATCAACACTACCAGGAACAATCCTAGAGGTGTAAATCTTGTTACCCTCTCTGTCACACTTATTCTGTAATCTGATAAGCGGTCCGGCATGCGAGTAGTACGTACCAATCACTCGGACGATACCACCATCAACACCGAGGTAATCTGAATACTCTAACTGCGAGTAACACATATTCAACTGGTCAGGATTCTTCGCTAAGTCAGCAGTCTCAATATCGTCATATACGCGCCGATCATAATGTCCACCAGTTGGCATACCTTCGACCAGACCAAACGCCTCAACCGTATTCTCTTTGCGCGAAGTGCTCTTTCGCTTAACACGGATACCGCTCTGAAGTGACCATACAGGGGCCTGAGTATCAGGGCGCTCATACAGAATGTCAGGAAACAGCTTTATCAACGCCTCCTTTTCTAGCGTCTTCCTTACGGCGTCTAGGAACTTATCTGCCGCAGGTTTCTTAAACGAGAAGATCGCTGTAGTACACTCTGGGTTCCGCAGTATTGCTTGTACTGTTTCAGCTACCGTAATGATTGTTGATTTAAAATGTTCACGCGCCCAGACATCAAGGGTATGAGTTCGTGGGCCGTCCTCAACCATCCTACATCTCTCTACAACAAACGGATGATTGGCGATGGGAATTTCCATGATGAAGTAAACAATAAACCACAAATCATTCAGTACAAGCGCCCTGAAAGTCTCTCGTTCCGGCAACTCTCCGTTAGCTACGTCTCGGAAGATTGCCTCATAATTGTATTTGTAATTGCAATCTGACCGAGTTATGAAATCCATTATTTCTCCGTTCCAGATACACCAGCGTCTTTGGCGAGGTAACTCACCACGCCGATAGTTGCCGCCATTATCAGGTTCTCTTTATCCCATACACCAGCTACTAATTTTGGCTCAAGAGCCAGTGCAACGGCTCCCACAAGTCCCGCGAGCGTGGTTCGCCAATTTGCCGGTGCGATTGGAATATTGATTGTCAACTGTCTCATTTTTATATCCTTGCTTACATGGGGGTGTGTAGGCTTTGCCACACTCTTTGCAGTGTTTATCCATTAAGGTACTGTCTCATATTTCCCCAATAAGGAAGATCCGTAGCAAACTTCTCTGCTCGCTCGTAACTCATCGGGGTGCTGAGGTTTCCTCCGTGTCGGATGTCGATGTTAGGTAGAGGAGCTTTCCAGCCTTCAGCACTGTATTGTCTGTAAGGACGATTGTGCTTGTCACACCAACGATGCTTCGCCTCAATAAACTCAGGGCGACCATCACATACCCCAGGTTCACACTGATACTTACCTCTGCCTGATGCTGGGTAATCCGATAAACACATAGCAAGTTTCTCTTCGATTGCTGCGTGGAACAAGTCTCGATCCGCACACCCCTGCGACATTGCTTTACGTGGTGCGTATCGACACGCGCCAGTCAGATCCGCGAACCAGACATTCTTGTTATAGTAAAAGGTTTGGTCAGAGGGCAATACAAACTCAAAGTACGCAGGGGTATAGAGGCAGTCGTGTTCTACAGTAAAGACCGCCCCAGGCTCGCACAACTCAATACCAGCAAGGATCTGTTTGTAGTAGCTCTCGTAAGAGCGCCCTATGTTTCCCAGAACTACTCGCTGATCCCCAAAGTCGATAGGTCGCTGTGAGACTGTGATAATCTCTCGATCTCCCGCTGCGATGCGAAGTTGCTTCTGACAAAGCTTCTCTAGCCATGCTGGAAGGGAGTTGTCTGTGTAATAAACAATCATTGTCTCAATCCATACTCTCTACGAAGAGCATCAATATCCCCGTAGTGCGGGATCTCCCGACAAGCGGACGCCTTGTCTATCGGGGCCTTGTTGTGCCACGAGTTATCTGTCTTAAACGTAACCAGCGGGATCTCTGTGTGGAAGAGGTCTATGTTCTGCTGTTTCCCCCCATACCGCCCTGTCGTGAGTAATTCCAACAGATACTTTCGTGTAGTAACTGCGGCA